GCAAGGACAAGGCACTGGTCGGCACCGTCAAGGAGACCGTCATGCAGGTCAGCCGGAGCAAGAAGTGGGCATCCAAGCCCCTGCTGGACGATGCCGGAAAGCCTGTCCTGCAAAAGAACGGCAAGCCAGTCTTGAAGAAGTCGTACAGTGTCCTGCAAAACCCTCTCCAAGACCGAAAAGGAACTTGCCGCTGTGCAGAAAAAGGTCACGCTCACAAAAAAAGCCCTCATTCATGCGCGCGATCTGGATTATATTGGTAAGCGCACCTTTCTCGGCAACTATTCGCTGACCGAAGAAGAGTTTTCCAAGCTGAAAAAGCAAGCCGACCACGGCTATATGATGGATGTGGAGAACCGCCGCCTGAAAGAAGAACTTTCCACCGCCAAGAAAGAGGCCGTTCGTTGGAGCAACAAGTACCACGACCTGTGGTACGACGTGAAACCCTATCTGGATGCTCTCCACCGTGCGCCCGAACTGGTGCGCGGCTTTCTGGAAAAGATTCTTGCCCCCAAGCAGGAGCTCACCATGAATGTGCAGCAGCGAAACCACAGGCGTGGGCAGGATATGGAACTTTGATTTTCGGAGGATACCATTTGAACAAAAAGAAGAAGTCAAACAAATCCGGCTACCCGGATGAAGCAATCAAGACCCTTGCGCGTTGCTTTTATCCCTCCATGGTTGAGTTTTTCAACAGTGAGGAAGGCCAGCGTGAATATGAGGAATGGCTGAAAGAGCAGGAAGCTCTACAAGCATTGCCTGTTGCCGCATAAAAACAGCAGGACACTCCCAGAGAAGGGAACGCCCTGCTTTACATAGATGTTTCTTACCGGGGTGTGTCCGCTTGGGCACACCTCTTATTTTTTTGCCCTTAATCTTCCAGTCCGTGGCTTCCGGCTGCGTTTTTCAGATACTCCTTCGGGTTTCCGTTCAAAATCAGTTCGGCATACGCCAGCGGGTCGTTATAGATGAGATAGTCCAGTTCCGTTCGCTGTGCCATGGTAACATCCAGAGCCTCTTCGACCCCGGTGCAGTCAATGGAAATTTTTCTCCCACCTCGGAGCAGCAGTTCCACGCAGCCGGTGTCCATATTAAACTTGCAGGCTCTTTCATCGTACTTCATAATCATACCCTCCAAATCTTGTTATTGGCTTACGGTCTACGACAAGGCATCGGAGGTTTGCGCCGTCCACGGGAGCCTTCATTGTTGTACCCGAAGAAAACGAAAAATCCGAACCCTTCTCCAATCGGAAACAGGTTCGGATTTTTCTTGTTTGGTGGGCGCGGGTGGATTCGAACCACCGAAGCTGAAAGCAGCAGATTTACAGTCTGTCCCCATTGGCCACTCGGGAACACGCCCATATTCAGTTTTTGCAGTCCATGGATTGCCTGTATATATTACCACCCGGATGGTAGTTTGTCAACATCTTTTGCGGAATTTTTGGATTTTTGTGCCGAAAGCAAAAACACAAAAGCAAAAGCCGCCCAGAAATCAACGTTCCTGAGCGGCTTTTTGGAGCTGGTGACAGGAGTTGAACCTGCAACCCACTGATTACAAATCAAGTTTATTTGACGTATTAATGTAAATAATTATTAATTTGTTGGCTTATTGTTAGACTATGTGTCTCGTGCCCAAACGCTAAAGCTTATGTAAAAATAGCACATTTTATGTCTTTTTACAAGTCGCTTATCTTCCGCATGACCAGCTCATACTCTTTCGGATATGCAAGCTTTATTGCGTTCATGTGCTCGTCAAGAACCTGCATCAGACCGCCGAAAGGAACAGAGCTGGCAGCCGCCACAAAGTCGCTTTGTGGTTCCGCTGCTGCGGAGTACGCCGCCCGGTAATCCGTGGACGGCAATGCCTGGGTCTGCGTTTCAGGTGCCTGCTTTTCTTCCAGCTCGTCCCGAACAGTGCAGAGGGCGGCAAGTTTGTTGACACTCTGCCAGCTGGTTTCCTCGCACTTGAGCTTGCGGATGTGCTCATTGATCTCGTCAATGTCCATGCCTGCCGCCCTCCTCCCTTATGCGTTGCGCAAGATGTCAGCGGCCCGCTTGTAGGCGTCACGCTCTGCACCGGTGGCCTCCTGCATCATGTCCTCGATGTCAGAGATCATGCGCTCACGGCCATCCGTGCGGGAGTAGTGCCCGCGCACATAGTGACGGCCACGGTTGGCGTAGCTGTTGCCCCGGTTGTAACCGTTTCCGGCATCACGGCCGAAGGTTCCGCGCATATCGGCTTCCCACTCGCCTGTACGGCTGTACTCGCCGTCCTCGCAGTAATCCTCAATGCGGTGAATGTCCAAAATGATGTCCACGATCTCGCCGATCATTTCAACATCACCCGGGGAACGGTTCTTTTTGTCGGTCAGCTCCATGAGCTCGTCGCACATTTCGTCCTTCAGGTGATTCAGTTTATCCAGCATGACTTTATCTCCTTTCTTATGCTACCCGCTCAACGATCAGATTGCTGTTTGCAATGCTGACTGCCTGCGTACTGGTGTTTTTAACCGACACGGTCACGCAACAGCCACGCGGCACCTCGATGAAAGCAGCCACGAAAACGTTGAAGTAATTTTCGACTGCCGCCGGGGTAACAATGGCAGTCGCACTGGTCAGCGACTCACCGCCGACAGCCAGCGCCACGGAAACAGGTCCCACAGTGCCGCCGGTTGGAATGGCGATATTGCCGCCAAAGCTTACCTTGAAGCAGGCCCTGCACTGCCCGCTGGTCAGGCCGCGCAAGGTCACAAGGCCGCTGCCCTCACGGTGCACAATGCACGCAGGCGCTTTCACTGCGGTCTCGGTCAGGGGAAGGTTTTCACCCGCTGCCACGCTGACGGTGTTAGAATTGCTAAATTCAGCCATTATCCAAAACCTCCTTTTCTGCACAAACAGGCGCATTTACTGCATAAACGGTTTTTAAGATATCCATCCAAGAATTGGATGGATCTGCTTTTTCCGTATCAAGCAGGGTTTTCAAAATGAAAACATAGTTGTTCAATTCCATCATGCTCATTTTGTTCTTATCCATGCTGTACAGATAATCTACAAACTGCTGTTTCAGCTCTGCTACGGTCATTCAAATGCTCCTTTCATAGAAAAACGCCGGGACTTTTGCCCCGGCGCTCTGGTTTGCAAAATCAGCTCAGGGGCTGAACATTTCCCATTTTGGAAAAAGTTGCCGTGATTCGGTTATGCGCAACCGTTGCAGCCGCAACCGGTGCCGCAGTTACCGTACTGGTAGGGTGCGGGTACCTGGAATGCGGGCACAGGGCGGGGGTTGTAGTAGGCCAGCTGACCGCTCATGTAGGCCTTGAGTGTTTCGTTCTGGGCTGCCTGAGATGCCGCAAGCTGTGCTGCGAACAGCTGCTGACCCTGCTCAGCGATCTTTGCGTCCTTTGCCTCGATGCGCTGTGCGGTCAGGGCGTCAAGGATGGCGCGGGCGTTCTGGTTCTGGTTGTCGATGATGTCCCGGGTGGTGTTCTGCACCGTGTTCCGGGTCTCGCAGGACTGGGTGGCCAAATTGTAGTTGACGCCCTGAATGGCAGAGCGGTTCTCGCAGCAGCACTCCTGCTGCTGCATCTGCATGGCAAACAGCTGCTGCATGAACGCCGCCTGCTGGTTTGCGCGGCTGATCTCTGCGGACATAAAGCCGTTGTTCACGGTCTGCTGCACGCCGTTGACAAGCTGAGCCTGCTGGTAGAAGCCATCACACATGCCGTTGTTGATACCATCCATCTTGCGCTCGATGTTGGCAAAATCGGAGGTCAGGACGTAGCCGTCAACGACACCGGCACCGGTGTTGCCATTGCCGCCCCAGTTGCCGCCCCAGCCGCCGCAGAAGGCGAACAGGAACAGGATGATGATCCACCATGCGCCATCATTGCCAAAGCCAAAGCCGTTGCCGCCGTTGGTGTTTGCGGGCTGAACAGGCATGGTCAGAACCGCAGAATCGGAAGAAAGAGACATTTTTGTACTCCTTTCGTGTGTTTTGAATGATTTTTATGCTTGAACCGTGGCCACGGTTACGGCTTAATGGAGGAACTGCTGAAACTGCTGCGCCATCGCCTGCAGCTGGTTCAGCTGGTTTTGTGACATTTTGCCGGATTGCAGCAGCTTTTGCACCTCTGCTTTCGGGTCGCCTTGAAAGTTTGCACGGAACTGCTGGAACTGCTGCATCATCTGCCCGAACTGACCCATAGGGTTTGGCATGGCGGGCATACCGCCGCCCAGTGCGTTAAAAAGAGGGTTTGCCATACTTATTTGACCTCCGTTTCAGGTTTTGCAGGCTCTTGCTTCTCGAGCGCCGCACAGCGGGCTGCCAGAGCGTCAAACTCTGCTCGGGTGACAAACTCCCCGCCGGGCTGCTGCGCCGTCTGAGAGGGCATTTTTGTCGCCGTGGTGCGTTCCTTGTAGTCAAAGACGCGGAGAGGCAGCGGCATCCCGCTGGCGTCGGTGCTCTTGATGTAAAAAGCGCTGTTTTCGCTGTCCATCAGCAGTACGCTGTTGCCTGCGGCGACCATATAGGCTTTTGCACCCTCTTCTCCCTGCACCCAGATGATGGAAGGCGTGGCCTGTGCTGTCTGTGCTGTCGGCTGCTGCATCATGGGAGACTGATAGCCCACTCCCTGCCTGAGTTGAGTGAGGTTGTCTGGCATTGGCTGGCCGTAGTATGTTGGCATCTGATACGCATACGGATTGTAAGGCATCGTTTACTCCTCCTTATACCAGTAGTAAATCGGGCATTCCGCGCCACTGTCCCAGCTGTCCCACCACGCACCGTCGATGACGGTTAGAACGTGCCCGGAGCAGCCCAGTACATACACGCCGCGCGGGTACTCCCGGGCAAAATCCGCCACGGTGTAACAGGTGGTGCAATCCGCTTCCACCATGCGGCGCTTGAACCCGCGTTTTTGGAGGTATGCGCCCCATGTGCGGTTGGCGCTGGGCATATCGCCGAGGACGTAACCGGTGAGCGCCAGCGCAATATACGCCTGCTCCCAGCTCCGGCCGGTGGCCGCAGCTACCGCCCGCACTACGCAGTCCCCGACGCTGCTCCCGCGCGGGTTTGGGTTAAACCTGTGCCACATGGTGCGCCCCTCCCTTTGCGCCCAGTGTACTTTTTTAAACCGCTGTGAGAGACAACGAACGCACAACGAAGGACAAAAAAAGAAAAGCGCCCACACGGCACAGGGCCGTATGAGCGCTCAAGCATTTGCACGCAACGCGTATAAAATTTTCAAAAAAGCCTCGACAATTACACGCAATGCGTGTATAATAAAGACAGTGAAAGACCACGAACAAACACATGGAGGTAACAATTATGAAAAAGCTTACTGCTGACGAGTTTGCAGCCAAGGTTATGGCCACCGGCACCGAAATCGAGTACGACAACGGCGTTTGGATGATCTACGCGCACCTGACCTATGATGGCGACGTCAAAACCTCTCATCTGGACGCTCGCGACCTGATGGTCACTACCAGCATCGAACTCTCCGATGAAGAGGGTGAGGCACTCATGAACGGCAATCTGGACGACGTTGAGAGACAGGCCGTAGTGGAAGACCTTTACCCGAAGTATCTTGAAGCTCTGGAAGATATGGAGTAAAGAAAATCTCCCCAGCCGATGTGCGTACATCGACCGGGGAGATTTAAGAAGGAGAAGACTATGTATACTACTGCTGAACTCTTTATTATGGCTGCTGACCCGGAAGCGTCCAGGGCAGCGTTCCTCAACAGCATCACTCTTAGCGTCCCGGATGACGCTTCCGGCTGCATCGACTTGGATGCCGAGAAGGCAAGGCTGTCCACCATCTGGGATTTAGCTCATCTTCCAATGCGTGAGCTGGTAGCCCGCACTGGTCTGTCGCAGACCGCTTTTGCAAAGCAGGCGGGCGTCCCGCGGCGCACCGTGCAGGACTGGTGCGGCGAAAAGCGTGCGTGCCCCACATACGTCAGATTCCTGTTGGCAGAGCATTATAATCTGCTATAACCTTAACCGGATGAAATCCGTGGGCTATATATAACCGAAAGGAAGGCTTACATTATGGATAAAATTAAAAAACCCTATCTCATCACGGAAGATGGGATGAGCCACTATGACGAGTTCTGCACCACCTTGAGCGGAGAGCTCACCTCCATCCCGTCTCCGTTTATGCCGAACAGGAAGCCGATGGTCAACAGCGATTTCCCCGAAGGCAGGGTATACTCTGTGACCCTGCGGGAAAAGGGTGAACTCGGTGCAGAAGCCACCGTCCGTTTTGTCACCTACGAAGAAGCCAGTCAGTTCATGCACAGCGTGTCCTGCCGTTGCAAGACGATAAAGGAAGCACTGGCACTGGCATAAAGAAACCCCCGATGCTCCAAGCGGAACATCGGGGGTTTATGCTGCCGAAACGGCAAAGTCTAAAATCAAGAGCGGAACTGCCCACAGGCAATGCCGCTCTCTACAAAGGCCGTAGAGCCTTTCAAATATCCACCCTAATGCGCTTCTTCGAGAGGCCGGGTGGATTTCGTTGGTTTAATTTTATCACACATCCAGTATTTTATCAATGATTTTTAACCTATTACCAATCGATGTACGGCAATAAGGCACACGCGCTGCAATATCAACTTGGCATAGCTGGTCAACGTACCGCAACCGGGCGATTTTCCGGTCATACCTCCCAAGCGGCGCACGTTTTATCACAGCTTTTATCTGTTCTGCATTAAGCCCTTGCAACGCTGGCGGAAAGACTACGCGAGCCGCCGCCACAGGCAGCACCGAGCCAGAAGGGCTGCGGCAGCTGTCCGGCGTTGCGCACCATAGCGGTGACGGCACCGAGATGGTATGTTTTCGTGAAGCCACGAAAGCATACGCAGACCATTTTCGTGATGTTACGAAATTGCTCTTGTGCGGCGAACATTTTGTTGGTGTCAACAAAATGCTCGTATGTAGTGCTACTCATGATGTTACTCCTTGCTATCCAAAACGGTTACTGCGTACACGCGGAGGCTTTCCAGCTTTTCGATAACGGCACTATAAGTTGCTTCCGTCGCGATGTGCGCGATGCGCTCCAGCTCGTTGTTCTCCTTTGATGCAGCGATAATTTCATCCGCAGATATGCGTTTCATGGATTCAATCAGATCGAGCAAATCTTCAATATTTACTGCGTTCATGCGTTATGTCTCCTTACTGCGTAATTTCCTCAGCGTTCGCCTTGTCCTTCGCATCCAATGCGTCGTAGTACGCCTGCGCAAGGGCTTCCACCTCTGCGATGTCGTCCTCCGTCAGCAGACCGCTGTCCAGATGGGTGTACGCTTTATCCAACCAGTATGCCACGTCGCGTCTTGCAGAAATCTCCCTTTTGATGGAGCGCAGGGTCAGGTCGTGGCGGGCTTCTTGTCTGCCAATGCCTTTTTCATCATGCTGACGGCCTTTTCGATCACGCTGTCCAGCACTTCATCGGTGATGAAAGGCTTCAGCCAGTCCGGCAGAGCGCCGCGCAGCGCGGCAAAGACCTGTGCCTTTTTCTTTGCGCCCTGACCGCTGCCCATGATGCTGTCCTCGGCGATGGTCACAAGCTCCAGCGCCCAGTCCTTGACATACTGCTTGTAGCCCAGCCGGATGGCGCCCACTGCCAGCGCGGCAAAGCCAATGAGCATCAGTACCAGTGCGATGGGTGCGGGGATAAAGTTAAACATTGCTTCCATGATTTGTTACTCCTTTCAGCAGGTAGTTGTTAATATCGGATTTGCTTTTTTGCATACCTTCGCGGTTGTTGCCGGACAGCTGCGAATCCAAAAGATTTTGTACGCCAACGAGTACGAGACGCATCTCTTCATCGAGGCCGTCAAAGCGGCGCAGGTCTCTTGCAAGGGCCTGTGCGTGCTGAAGCTGTCCCTGTTCCAGCACGCCAAGTCTTTTTTCGAGCGTATCCATTCGCTTGTTCTGCGCATCGTCGGGGGCCTGCGCCTTTTTGATGTACTTGTGGATGATGTCCAGCACCTTGTCGATGGTGATGGCCGCAGCGCACAGGCTGCCCAAGATGCCCAGCACCCACAGTAAAGCTTCTTTTTCGGTCATTTACCCCCCCGGAGACGGGTCAGGCCCTTCTTGCTGATGATACCCGCATAGTCCTTGTATGCGTGGGACATGTCCACGTTGGTGGTCACACCGGGTACACGGGCCTTGCTGGTATACTGCCACATGCCAAAGGGCCAGCCGGGAGCGGGCTTCTTCGTCCGGTAGGCAGCCAGCCACACGTCGTATGGCTTCAGGGCTGCGCCGCCCATGTCCAGGAAGGTGCTGCCGAACCACAGGCCGGTGTAGAGCAGAGCGTACATGCCCCAGCTTTCCACCGTGCCCAGCATGTAAGCTGTCAGGTCGGTCAGCGCATCCTTGCCCAGCGGCTTCTGCACCTCGTCCTCGATGTCCACGGCCACCGGCAGCTCAAAGCTCCGGCCGGTGAGCAGCTTCTTGAAGTAAGCCAGCTCCTTGTCGGCCTGTTCCCGGTTGACCGCTTTAAAGTAGCCATACACGCCGCAGGGTATGCCCAGCCGCTTGCACTCGCTGTAATTGCGGGCAAACTGCGGGTCGGTGTAGGGCGCACTGGGTCTGCCCGCTGCACTGTTGCCCATGGCGCGAATCATCACGCCGTCCACCTTGCCGCTTGCCTTGACCTTCTCCCAGTTGATTGTGCCCTGATATCGGGACACATCCATGATTTCAGCCATAGCGTCCTCCTTACTGCGTGATCTCTTCAAAGCCGCTCTTGATGAGCAGTGCCTTGACCTTCTCCTTCAGCAGGCGGGGGCAACGCTCGTACAGAGCCTTTGCGTCCTCCATAGTCTCAGCAGACATGATTTCCTGTGCCCACAACATTGCCATCATAAATACCATCCTTTCGATTTTTTGTGTGATTTTATGCATAAACAATCTCGCTCATTTCAAGCAAGCATTGCTTGAGCATCTTGTTTTCTTTTTGCAGTGCCTCCACCGTCTCCGGCAGCTTCTCCCAGGCTTCGGCCTTTTTGCGTGCTTCTTCCTGCGCGGCCAGCTCTTCGGCGGTGTAGCGGATGTACTTCTGGATGGGCACCTGTTCAACCCATTCCTCCTGTGCCTGAACGCCGGGACGGTCAACGACCTTCTGCACGTCCTTGCCACCGTTCGGATACTCGGTCACGGTCTCCCAGTGCCACTGCTCCTCCACGCCCTCTACGGCGGGGTGGGTGACTTCTTCGGTGCTGGTGGTCAGGTAGCCCAGTGTCAGGTCGGGGTTCTCCACGACCGCGCCGGTCTCGTCAATGATCTTCATGGTTCAAAACCTCCTTTCTCATGCCACGCGCCGCCAGATGTGCACATAGTAGGCGGCAGGCTGCACGGTGGCGCTGCGGCCGTAGATGGCATTAGACTTGGACGCATCCAGACTGAACTTATATACATCAGAAAAGGAATTGTATTCGCCCGTAGATGCGATCACGTTGCCGGCAGTGAATGCGCCGGATACCTTATGTTCACCCTTTTTTACATCCGCGACAAAAGAGCCTGTGATGTTCGGCAGTCCGGCCTCCACGGTGGTGCCCGCTGCGTGGCCGCTGCCAGCACCCATCAGTACCCGGTTCTGCGCAATCTCCTGCCATGTACCGCCGAACAGTGCGGCAGGGCTTGTACGTGCGGTGCTCTGGTAGATGCTGCCCACGGGGTAGGCAGCCAAAGCGCTGTCCGCAGAAAGTGTTCCGTCCGCATCGACCGTCAGACCGCTGCCCACCTTCACGCCGCCCAGCGTGGTGGCGGTGGCAATAGGGAGCTTGATGCCTTTCAGCGCATCGCCAACAGCCTTTGCGTCAGCCGGAGCGCCCTCGACGCTTAGCGTCTTGTCGGTGCTCACGATGGCCGCAGCTCTGTCCGCTTCAGCTTTGGCAGAAGCGGCAGAGCTTCCCGCGCTCTTTGCGTCTGCGGACGCTGACTGTGCGTTTCGGGCTGCTTCGGCGGCGGAGGTCCGGGCGGTGCTTTCGCTCTCTGCAGCTGCTGCGGCCTTTTTCGTCGCGGTGCTGGCTGCTCCGGTGGCGGTCTGAGCGGCCTGCAGGGCGGCCTGCTGCTGGCCTGTCACTTCCTCGGCGTACTGCTTGACGTACTCCATGCCTTGTGCAATGTCCTCGCGGACTTCCACGCCGCGCTCAGCCTTACGGATTCCCGCAATGGCTTCATCAAAAGTTTTATCCATAAAACACCTCCTGTCTCATTAGCCTGACATGTACCCTTTGAGCGATCGACTCAAATCGTAAGCATCGGACGCTTTGCGTGCACTCAAAGCTTGCAGGTCGCTGATGCTGGAAAACTCAGTGCCAAATGTAAACTCCTTTTTATCCGGCGAATCCAACGGCTCAACAAGTTTGGAACACAGCAGCCAGGTATCTACACCATGCGGTGCAGAGAAAATGTGCGTTTGCTTTCCAATTGCAATACGGCTGACATCAATATCAGCGTCTTTCAGATCGACCGCTTTGACTGTCATGCCGTTCAGATAGCGCAGATTTTTGGCAAGTTCTTCCTCTGCCGCATCCAGCAAAGACTGCGGCGTGCTTTCGATGCCTTCAATAAAGATCACTTTTGTGATGATGCCAAAAAGCTTTTGTGCAGCCAGATCGTTTGCGGTTTCTGTAATGGTTTCTCCCCATGAAAAAACAAGCCATGTTATCTTTTTGGCACCTACCGCGATCACCCGCGTGTAGATATCCTCTGCTTTGACGTTGTTGGTCAAATCCAGCAGGTTTGTTCCAAAAGCCACCGTCTGGCTGTTTTTATCGGTGATCGCCTGCAGATAGTCCAGATACCGGCGCGGTTTTCCGTCAGGATCTTCTGCATGGCGCAGCACCAGATATCCGCCGTACTTTTCCACCAGCTCACTCTGCAAGATGTCCCATGTAACGCCATAGTTTTTTCCATCGCCAAAGCTGTATGTAGGTTCCTTCACATCAAACAAAAAGCGAGAATCAGTCTTGCCGTTGATAGCAAGGATGTATTTCCCGTTTTGCTCGGTGATCTTAAAGGTCTTGGATTCAGATGCCTGCTCAACGTTGTAAATGGAGTACGTGCCAAAATTCTTGTTGCAAGTACCGCAGACGATTTCGGCTTTTTTCACTTCGACCTTTGCGGCGTACGTTTTGCCCTTTACATAGGCTGCAAACAGACGCACGCGGAAATTGTTGCTTCCAATCCGTGAAATAATGCGACCTTCCGCAATGTGCTCTTCATCGATTTCCCAGCTCAGGCAGGAAGCTTTGTTGATCTCTGTTTCCTCATAGAAAATATTCGTCTTTCCATCCACGGGATCTACAATTCCCCAATGGTAAATGTAATCTCCATCATTAGAATCGTAGCTGTAACCCACCTGCACGACTTTGATGCCGTCGATATAGGGCACGATCATGGGAATGTCCATTTGCACATTGCCAGGAGTAAAAGCTTTGTATGCATCTACCATTCCGTTGTGGTTATCGCAGATCCATTCCAAAAATTGCGAAAAGCTCACATTTTTTGCAGCGTACGGCGCAATGCCGCTATCATTCAGATATGCAAGCTCCCCTTCGCAGTAGATTTTCTGACGCATCAAAAAATCCTGTTCATGGCTCATGGGACGGCCCTGCCAGATGGAAACGCCGTCCTGTTCCACCTCTACCGTAGTGCGCAGCTTTTGCAGCGCAGAGTGTGCCACATTGCCCAGCGGCATGGTAAACTCAAAAGAGCCAGCTTTACCCACTTCGCGGGTCAGCGTGGGGCTGATGAGCTTTTTCGTGTCGGTAATATCGCTGATATCGTGGATACAGATCTTAGTTTTCCATGTGTCTACATCCGTCTGCACGCCAGCATAAACTTTATAGCTCATAGGCTTGCCCCCAAATACTTGATGCTGATGCTGCAGTCTGCCGATGCAGCAAAAACGAGGGTGCCCACCACGCCATCCGGCATAGTAAGCCCCTCGATATACTGCCAGTCGGTGGACTTGGCCAGAATGCCCACCTCAAAGCCATTGAGAGACACCGCGATGTTTGCGGCGGTCTCGCTGCGCTGGAAGTAGATGCCGGCCGCACGCGGTGCACCGGTGATGGACACCTCTTTGTCCTCGCCCGCCTTGAGTGGGATATTCGTGTAGTTGCGCACGATGTCCGTTTCAAAGTTGAAGTCATCCCACAGCCAGTCGTTGGTGCCGTCGTAGACGCTGCGCTTGAAGGGGTTGCAGGTGCCGGTGATGGTAAAGGTGCTGGAAAGCCGGTCGCGGGAGGGTGTGACTTTCCAAAGCCCTTCCCAGTACCACGCCGGGTCTTCATCAAAGCGGCACTGTAGCCACTTGCCATGAATGGCATTGGCAATGGTGCTTTCGATGTAAGGCCACTTGCTTTTTGGCGCGTTGCACAGCAGTTCCATGGTGATGGTGCGCTTTTTATAGTGCACCTTGCCATCGTCCCATGTGGTCAGGTTCAGCAGTGAATCAGATCCGGTGACCTGCACAAGGTATTCTTCCGGTTCTGCCGCGCCGATTTCAGGGCTGCCTACCTTGAGGTACAGCCCCCAATCTGTCAGGGTGTGAAAATTGCCGATTTTTGCCCCCAGAAGCTTTGCCATTACACACCCCTCGCTTTCCGTTCCACTGTCACGCCGATGCGTGCATCTACGTTGGTCGCCATGCGGGGCGACAGCACGCCCACCAGCTCGCCGGAATCCATGACCACCTGACCCTTGCCGATGTCTGGCAGATGCTCGTCCAGCATCCCCTCGATGCGTTCCAGAATACTGGTCTGCCGGTCAACGATGGACTGCTGGCCGGTGACGCGGTACTGCAGGGCTGCGCGGGTGGAGAAGGTGCCCAGACTGTCATACACGCCGGTCTTGTCAAAGGGACTCTGGTAGTGGCTGACGGGCTTCTGATTATTCTTCTTGTCCATCCACATGGCAAGGCCGATGCCGCCGGCGACTGCGCCCACGCCCAGGATCAGGGCAAGGACGGGGTTTGCTGCCACAAAGGACACGATGTTGCCCAGTGCAGAGGTGATGCCGCCTGCCATGCCGGAAAAGCTCTGGACGATGCTGCCCAGAGCGCCGCCCACGCCGCCGGAACCTGCAAGACCGTTGACGATCTCGCCAAAAGCCTTGACCGAATTGGTCACACCGTCGATATCGGATTTTACCCCGCCGTCAGAAAAAAGCTTCTGGAAGATATCAAATGCCTTTCCGATGCCACCGCTGAAGTAGCCCTCATTGACCGCGGTCAGTGCGTCCGTAAGCCACTTAGAGATCACGTCACGCTGCCCCTGCGACACCTCGCCCCAGATCAGATCGACAAAATCCAGCCCAAGACCTGCCCAGTCGCCGTTTTTGGCATCACTAAAGGCGCTTTTTACCAGCCCGAAAATGCCCTTATCCAGCTGGCCGGAAGCCTCGCTCAGCTGCTGGTCAATGCGGTTCTGGGTGCCCTTCACGCTCTTGTCGATGAGAGTAGAGGTCTCCGTCACCTTGTCTTGAACGCCGTCGATGTAGGTGATGATCTTCTCGTAGGTCTCCGCGCCGTTCTCGCCGATGCGCTGGCCAGTCTCTGTGACGGTCTTCTTGATATGCTCGCTGTCGTCCGCGTACTTTTCCACCGCCTGCTGCACCTTTGTGGTGATGCCATCAACGGTGGTTTCAGAAATGTTGGTAAAGGTGCCCAGCAGCGTTTTTGACATGTCATCATAGGTCTTTGTGACCTTTGTGACCGTGCCGTTGACTTTGGTCTCGACCTGCTTAAAGGTCGTGGCAACACCGTTCACCATCTCTTTTCCGGTCGTGGTGGTGGTCTCGGTGATGCGGTCTTTGATCTTGCCGGAGCTGTCCTTGACCTTCTCGGTAAGAGTCTGGATGCTGGTGGACACAGCGCCCAGCGCATTTTGTGCGGTGGTGGTAGCCGTGCTGGAGATGGACGAAATAACCGTTTCGGTGGTGGACTTGGAGCCGGAAGAGCCGGATCTTCTCCTAGTTGAAGAACCAGACGGGCTGGTTGTAATGGAGCTGCCGCCGTTGCCGCTGGCTGCCGCCAGCTCCGCCTGACGTTCAGACCAGCTTTTGTTGCTGATGCCAACGCCATTCAGAGCATTTTGCCGTAAACGGTTTTTGTTGCTCTTCCGGTTATTTGCATCCGCGTACTCTTCGTAGGTATCAAAGTCAGCCGTGGCAGCTTTTCCGAGAAAACGGTTGAGCTTGTAGCTCAGCTGATCCAGCCATGTGGTGGCTTTGCTCGCGAAGTCCTTGAGAGCGTTTTTTGCCGTGTTGATAGGCTCCGTCAGGCCGGTGATCGCGCCTGCGAGACCAATCCAGCCGTCCGTTTTGTAAGCTTCCTGTGCTGCGACGAGCATATCGTTCAGATTGCCGATTACAACGCCGAAGCCGCTGGATAAATCGCCGGTCAGCAATCCTGCCAGCTGCTTCACATTGTCCTGCAGGGTAGACATGCGGCCATTCATGGTCTGGCTCTGGGTGTCCATGCTGTTGTAGTAACGCCCGCCCTCTTCGGAAGCGGCCTGCAAAGCCTGCGTCAGCAGATCATAACTGATTGTCATTTTCTGCACTTCGGTGGTGGACTTGCCTGTGTAGTCGGCCAAAATGCCGTACACGTCGATGCCGGCATAAGCAAACTGCTTGATATCGGCTGCTGTAGCCTTGCCGGTGTTGGCGATCTGCTGCAGGTTCTGCGCCATGCGGTTCAGCTCGTCGTTGCCGCCACCGGTCGCAGAAACCGCGTCGCCCAGCGCCATGATGGTATTGCGGGCATAGGAAGCGTTCTCGCCTGCAGATATCAGGTACTGGTTGGCCTGTGTCAGGCTCGCCACGTCAAAGGGAGTTTTTGCCGCGTCTTCCTGGATCTGGCTCATGACCTGCTGCGCCGCTTCCGCGCTGCCCAACATATTGGTAAAGCCAGTGGTGTATTTCTCGATCTGGGCGTTGTACTCAATGCCGGAAGAGATGAAACCCTCTGCGGCACCGAGCGCAGCGGAGCCAAGCTTCGAGAAAATGCCCGCCATGACCGTGCCTTGCGCAATTGCACTGGCCAGAGACTTGCTGGACGCTTTATCCGTGGAGCTGGCAAAGCCATCCATGCCGTTGTTTGCAGCTTTCAACGCGGTCGTGGTTGCCCTGAGCTGCGCTTCTGCCTGCGCCAACATAGTCTTGAGGTTTTTGGTCTCAGAGGACGCTTTGCCGGTCTTGCCCACCGATTCGTTGTAACGTCTGGTCAGCTCCACTACGGCCTTTGCGGCCTTGCTGTACTCTCCTGACAGCGAAGAAACGGTCTTTTTTGTCTCGGATTGCACATTTTGGATGCCCTGCCGGTAGGCGCTGTCGTCCAGCCCGAGGGTGGCGCTCAATTCAAAAAGTTTCAGGTTTCATCACCCCCTCCGCACAGCTCTTCAAGAGCCTTGCTGTTTTCTTCCGTGATCTCCGCCGCAGACCGCTTGTCGATCTGCTTTACATAAAGTGGGAATGTATACGAAGCAACGTAGGAATAAAGAGCGTCAGCTCCCGCAAGTCCGCCAACGGCATCTGCTACGCAATTGCGGTAGAATTGAACTTCATCGTGGTTTCTGATTTCTTTTTTGATGTGGTCGAGAATATAGGACTTGCCGAAAAGTTCCAGCAAATCCAGACGAATGGTCGAGACCATCCGTTTATATCCTTCCACGCCGATCACATCAAGGATCTCAAAAAAGCCATGAAATCGTCATCAGACAGCGCGCGGGACATCGCTGCAACGAGCTTTCTGGTGGGCGGAAGCTCTTCGCCCTTATCCAGCACCACAAAGAGCGGAAGGACCTTTTCGGTCATGTCTGCGTGCTCTTCGTAGATCATGCGCATCATTTCTTCCGCATTTTTCGCGCCCTGTTCTGCAATCTTCTTGGCCTTCTCCTCCGGGGTTTCGTTGCCAGTCAGCGGCGCAAGCTGAGTTGCCGCCGCCACCGCGCCCGTGTCAACGAGGCACTGCTTGTATGCCTTTGCCAGCTTATAAGTTTTTGCAAGGTACTCCTTGCCTTCCAGATCAATGATTTCCTTCATGTCTTTTCTCCTTACATTAGGACGCGGCCTTTGTGATAGAGTAGAACTCCATCGGGGCCTGTTCGGGGTTCTCAAGGTCTGCAAAAGCGGTCAGCGTGATCTGCATCGAGCCGCCGCCGCGATGCTCAGATTTCAGGCTCAGGCCACCGGTGGACATGGCATTATAGAGCTTGACCGCGATAAAGCCGCCGCCGATCATGGGGCCGACCCACCAAATGGGCTTGAAATCCGTCAAAGCGGTTTTCAGGCGTGCAACCACGTGGGTGGGGTCTTCCGGGTCGATGTCCGCAGTGCCAATAGCGAGCTGGATGCTCTTAGGGTCTGCGTTAGGAGTCGTGTAAGAGATGGTTGCGGTGGTTCCGGTGACTTCCACGCCCTGCTTTGTATTGGTGGGGGCGTTGTCGATTTCGGAAAGAGTATCCTCGGTGGAGTTCTGATAGGTGATAGTCACGCCGCCCTGTGTGGCGTGGATGACGTTCGTTTCATCAATTTTCGGGGTCTCAAGCGAGAAATCGGACAAAATGTTGCCCGAGCCCTTGGGGATGCTCTTGAAAGCCTCCGCTGTCAAAACGTTGACGTTAAACTTCTTTGCTAAAGTTTCAGCCATATTGCTCCTTTACTCACGGTATAAGCCGTGTAAGTTCAAAAATAAGGTATTCGCACAGATACCCTTCAGGCGTGTTGTTGAGTGGTTGTGCCCAATCTTTATCGTCTTTGTCCAAAAGAATAGCGCCGCCCTCGCATTTGATAGTCAAACCACCTCTTGGAAGGGCCGCGCTGATCGCATCCTCGGTTTGCAGGATGGGGGCCCTGCCGCCCTTGCTGGGGTACCACAGCCGGGCGTGGAAGGATGCCGTTTCGTTCCACCCGCCGGGGATGGTGGGCTTGTAGGTCAGATAGGGCAGTGAAGCGGCAGGAGGGATGTTATCTTCCAGATAGCCCGGGATTCCAAAGCCGTTGAAAAACGTGTTCAGCGCCCGGTTGATGCTCTCAGACGGCCCCATTACGGCAGCACCGCCTTTTTGCACTTGACGGCCCGCAGCCCCATGCCGGATTCCGGCGGGGCTTTGCCCTCATCTGCCGCGCTGGTGATCTGGAAAGTCTGCCCGTCGCTTACCCGCTTGATGTAGTCCGGGAAAGCCAGCGGCACACCGGTGTTGACCAGCAGGGTATAGGTGGATGCCGTGTCGGCCTGCTCTGCCACCTGAGCTTCCACGGTGGTGTCGTGGCGCTCCACGGCCTCAAACTCCGGGCCGTCCTGCCAACCGGAAACAAAGCCGCCCACGCCGTCCGGCTCATAGCTGCGGGTCTGAAAACGGTATTTTTGGGTAAAGCTCTGCATCACGGTGGATGCAGTGAACGAATTGACCATGTCACATCTTTCTCCACTGATTGATCTCGGATTTATAGCGGGTCTTGCCGTCTGCAGGCAGCCCGTCCGTGCCTGTAGCCATCGTGCCGGACCACCCGGCAAAGGACTGGGACACATACACGCCACCGGCCGGGAGCGCCTTGTCGTATGCGTCGATTTTTTCAGCCAGCGCCACAAAGTCAGGCGGCACGCGCATGGGCTGCACCGTCCCGGTGAAGGTCTCGGCGGTCAGATCGCCGTCCCCGGCCTTGTGAATGCCGTCATTGAAGATGGATCCGCACACGAGGAAATACTGCCCCGGCACTACCCCGGCGGGCACGGTGTCCGGCTCAAAGGCGAACTCCCCGGCAACGGGGTCGTCCGCCCGGTCAAAAAAATTGTGCGTGTAGACGCACAGCTCGGGGACAGTCATTCAAAGTCACCTCTTATTCTCGCCCGGTGGATTCAGAGGCGGCCACAGCGGGCTCGGTGTTGGACGTGCCGACGGTCACGACTGCGATGCCGTCCAGATACTCTGCCCACAGCTTCATGCCCATGATGGCATAGTTGGTAGTGGTGGCGTTCTTGTAGTTGTACTCGGTATGGTAGCCCAGCAGGTTGGTCTCACCGGAGACGGTGTAGTTTGCGCCCATGGTGGCATAGTCCCGGTCTGCGGGATCCACGTAGTACAGGTCGATGTTCTCCACGGGAATGGCAATCACCTTCTTCTGCTCGATGTAAGCATCGGGCAGAAGGAAGAGGGTGCTGTAGCCGAGGAAGTTCTTGACGTAGTTCAGGCCGAACTCGGTCTGAACGGTGATCTCCTTGTCGCCCAGGTAGTCGTAAAAGTCCATGATGTTGGCAAAGCCCACGACCTCGGTCACGTCCAGATTGTCGTTGGCAAATCGCTTCAGGACTGCGCCCTTTGCGATAGCCAGAGCACGCTGCCAGGTCTTCTGGGTGCCCACCAGCTTGCCGGTCTTGAGGAAGGTGTAAAAGTCGGTCAGGACCTTCTTCTGCAGCTCATTGCGGAAAGCAGTATCAGTGCGCTCCACGGCCACAGTTGCGCCGTACTTGGTGACGGCTTCGATAGAAACGGCCTTTGCCCACTTGCCGAGCTCGATGTCGTCATAGGCCACAGGCTCGACCTTGGTCTTGGTCAGAGGGATGTCTTCACCCTCGCCCACGGCGGTGCCGCCCTGCAGGCCACCGTCAACGGTTGCCTTGTAGGAGACCAGCTTGGTGCCGGGTGCCTTGCGGATGGGGCGCATGATGCCCAGAATGGTGCGCAGAGCGTCCCAGTTCTTCTGGAACTGGGTAACAAAATCCACCTCGCGAATAGAGGTAGTGATCTGGGAAGCAGTGGTAAGATTTTCGGGTGCTGCCATGTGTTACTCCTTTGCTGCAAGCCCGAACGCTTCAGGGTTGGCCGCAATGGCCGCCTGCCGTTCGCTTGCGTCTTTGATGTTGATGATCTGCTCTTTGGTCATTTTGGAGCCGGTGTTGGTGGGCGGGGTGTCCACCTTTGCGCCGGTGGTGGTCGTAGTGCCTACGAAGTCGCTCCAATCAGCTTTCAGGCTGTCGGTGTGCTTCTTGGCGTCCTTGACCTCGCCCTTATCATCCAGCTCCAGCTTGTCGATATCCTCGCCAGACAGCCGCACGACCCGATCAGCATACTTGTCCAGCACCCCGGCGGACTTCAGCAACTCCCGGAACTTGGCTTCCTTGGCTGCGTGGGTGTCCTTCTGGGTCTGCTGGGCTTTGTAGTCGGTCAGCGCCTTTTCAGCGGCCTGCTTGCCGCTGCTGGCTGCGTCGCGGTCCTTTTCGGCTTTGGCGAGGGCTGCGTTCTTCTCATCGAGCTGGTTCTGCAAGGTGTCCGTTTCCTCATGCAGCACGTCCAGAATTTTCTTGAGCTTGCCGCTGGTGTCGGTCGTTTCATCTTCCAGAATCGCCCGGAGAGTCTTGCGTTCGAGTGCCATGTGATAGTCCTTTCTGCCCTTGCTCGGGCTGCCATGCTTGGCAATAAGGTTTTATTTGCCGGACGTGCTGCCGGTGTGGTGCCGCTTGTGGGGCTTGAACCCACGGCCCCCGGATTAAAAGTCCGGTGCTCTGCCAGACTGAGCTAAAACGGCATAAAAAAGCGGCTGACGCTGTGCGCCAACCGCTGAGTATTTAGTTTTTAGTCAAATTCGTAATTTTGAAATTTGAGGTTGTTTTTTAACGGGATGAGTGTCACATGAACATGCACGTTTGCTTCGCCAAGAACTTTATCACAAAGTTTCTGAAGTTTGATTCTTGTATCGTCAATTTCAAAGCAAAGCCGTGTATTTGCTTCCTTATCATCCTCAATTTTCAGCTCTCGGATTTCGTTGGAAATCTCAAGTTGCCGAACTTCGCAAATTTTTGCTTTGTTTTGGAGCTTGAGCTGTTCCAAATGCAAGTTTTCGCGCTCGCTTTCCAGCTCTTCGATTCTGCTCATATTTAAACCTCCTTATTTCCTTCTTCCACTGCGGTCTCTCGCAGCGCGTCAATGTGTTCTTCCACCGCCGGGCGGAGGAATGGGCGCGGGGCCATGCCCCGGGTAAAGTGCCACTTGCCGTTGAAGTCCTTCCAGACCCACGGCGTTTTGCGCCCGTTGCCTTTCTCGGCAAAGATGCCCGTGCCCAACTCCACATACACGCTGTAAAACAGGTTGCTGCCGATGGTCACGGTCTTTTTTGCGAGGTCGAGGGCGTAGGTCAGGCTCTGCTTGAGCGCACCGCCCACGTAACCCTCAATGCCTGTGCTGTCTGCCGTGCCAGTAGGCACAAGCAGCTGGGCGTAGTCCTGCACCTTCATGCCCCAGAGGGTCAGCACCCGCTCCGCCCATGAATCCAGAGCTTCATGCAGTTGCGGGGTGTTGTCGGTGAATTTGATGTCGTAGTTAAAGTTCATGGTTTACCGAACTCTCCACGTCTTGGAATTTTTTCTTGCGCGATAGTAGGTCTTTCCCTCAAATGTCACTTCAAGTGCGCCCCTGTCCATTGCAGAACCCAAAACGGAAGAAAGCGACTTTGTTTCAGCTGCCTTTTTGTTTGCGGTTGACTTTTTCTGCACATCTTTCATAAAAGAATTGACGTTTTGCCGTTTCTGTGCCGTGTTATCCACTGCCTTTTGCACCTGATTCTGGTTAAACCTTGCAGGGCCGGAAACGTATGGATTCGCAACCTTCGTCTGAGCCTTTAGCTGTTCCGTTGTCAGTTCATGCAATTTATCCAGTGCCGCCGCTTTTTCCTGCTGAGTAAGATTCGACTGTTGGATTTTCTTCACGTTCGCTTCATACTCGCGCTTTGTTGCATCGCCAGCATCAAACAACGAAAAATCATTCGATCTTCTTACCAGCGTACTATCCAAACTTTTTGCTCCATTTGCGCCGCCGCCCGCTCTCGCGGAGCTGCGCCCGGCTCTGCCGGATGCTCTACCACCGCCGCTCATCGTGACACCTCTCTCTTACTTCCGCATATTGCGGTTTAATTACAGTTGCGTTAAAGTCCATCCCTGGTAATGGCTTGCCATACCAAAGGACTTGCGTAGGATTTAAGCGCCGCATAGCTTCCTTGCATCCCATCGTAAAAAGGGTTGTAGCTAGATGTTCATTCATCAGCCCAACGGACGAAATGGAGATGATGGAGTTTCGCGGCTCTCCGTCAAAACACCACTCGTAGCTTTCCGGCCATACCCATTCGATGGTGGGAATGACCTTGATACAGTGCATTTGCCAGTACGCTGCCAGCCAGTGCCGTTTATAGGCGCTCCAAATCTGTACCGCTTCCGGGTGGTCTCGGAACATGGAAAAATCAGGGGAAAGAACCGCACCGAACTGTTGCAAAAGCGGCACATACTTGTCAGGATTGCGCCAAACACGTTCAAACTGGTAATCATCACAATAAAAATGGACGCCTTTGCTCCCCTTATCTTTGGCAGACAGGGCATAGTTGAAAGGAATCCATTCCAGCTTGTCAATGCGGATGTCCGTTTCCGGCTTGATGATAGGGATATGGAACCTTCCTTCGCCCGGAAAAATCATCTTTTCGGTGTTTTCCATCGGCAGAATCACGGTTCATCCCTTCTTTCTTTTTCTGACTCCTTCCATTGTCCTAATAAGGCGTTTGTGTGCTCCATGCGGCTTTGCGCCATTTCCGTAGGAAGGCCGCGCGTGTTTTGGCTTAATGTAACCACACGGGGGCTTAAAATCACGGCAAAAGTTCAAGAAAAAGTCATCGTTGATTACAACAATCCCAAACTTCTTATTTTTCATGCTTTGCAATCTTCCTCTTTCTCTTGCGTTCAAAATAAGTTTTCGGCCAATCGGGCCGGTTCGCTACCTTTTCAGCCCTCCTGACCGCTTCGGCGAAATTTTTAGCGGTTCCGCCGGCATTGTAAAATGCCTTTGCAAGATTCTCGAAATTTTCGGCAGAATTCATTTTTTTGTCCTCTTTCTCTTGCGCTCTTCCGCCCACCACATTTGCTCTTTCTCTTTGCCGCCCTTGGATTTATACCACTCGGTGTAATCCATGACGGGGGTGGTCTCTTTGGTCACATTGTCCCGCTGCATGGCGTTCTGCCGGGGATATTTGCCCAGTGCAGAGGACAGCACGCAGCGGCAGTGGTAAACCATCTCCGGGGCGGCGTTGGGGTCGCCGGGGCGCTGAATCTCGTAGCCCATGACCTTGAACGGCTCGTCAAGCTCTGCTGTCTGCTGGTCAAGCAGGCGGTGCATCTCACGGGTGCGGTAGTCGTGGGTGGAGTTCCACCGCTTTTTGACCTCGATGCCCAAAGCCTGGGCGTTTCGCATCTGCTGCAATGCCCCGGCGTTCTGGGCGCTGGTAAGAGCCGTGATGGCGTTGTTCATGGCCCAGTGGATCTCTGTATCTGCCATGCCGTTGACGGCCTGCACGGCGATGTCGTGGACGCTTTTGCCCTGCACGATACCCTGCATGACGTAGCGATTGAATACCTTTGCATCATAGGTTTTATTGCTCTCGCTTTTGATACGCTTGTTGGGCACAAGCCGGGGGCGCTCCTGCAAAAGCAGCCGCACCGCCTCGGTGTTGTACAGGGTAAGCCCGAACGTCACGCCTGCGGCCTGTTCCAGCTCGTAGAAAGCCCAGTTTGCGCCGAAGGAAAAGATGTTGTATTGCTCGTCCCGGGCCAGCTTGTAGGCCGTCTCTTGGGCTGTGGTGCAGGTCTGGGTGATGCCGTCCAGCTTGGCGTGCATCAAATCGGACTGAAAGACCTGATTTTGCAGCCAGATGCGGTAGTCGTCTTCGGTGATCTCGCCTGCATCCAGCTGCGCCCGCTTGCGCTCATCCAGTTGCTTATATTTTGTAAGAAACTCGGTCAGCTGCTCCTGCATCTCCCGGCGGGCAGTGCCGTACACCCGGAGGATACGGCGGCGCAGGCGGTTCAGCTGGCGGGTAGAAATGCGGTCACGGTCGTTCGTCATACATCATCGATTGTGTCAGGCAATGGCTTGACAACTTCTTCACACGCTTTCCGAATTGCTGTTCTGTTGACTTCGATTGTAAAGTTTTTGCTTGCGTCACGATCTTCCAAACGTTCAACAGCAGAAATAAAGCGCAGCAGAATATCTTTTGCTTGTTCTGAAAGCTCGATTTCGATTTTCCCTTCCATCGGGATTTTAAGATTCGCCATCGTCTTCATCCTCCTCGTCGTCCACGGTCTCCCTTGTTGTGCTCTCAGCCATTAGCGCGGCCTTGGCCTGCTCCTTTTGTTCCGGGGTCAGGTTGGGCAGCAGGTCAATGGCCATTTCCTGCCCGATGATGGGTGCCTCGGAAATCACCATGCTGACCTGCTCGGCTGTGTTGGTGATCTTGCTGCGGTTGAATGCCGGCATAGCGTTGTCAAAGCCAGCCAGTGCGCAGATCTGCCGGATAAACGGCTTGACCTGCGCCTCGAAGTCGTCCGCGTTCTGGTTCAGCGGTTCATAGGCTGCATCCAGATGGTCGTTGGTGCTGTCCGCGCTCACGCAATGCACGTCCAGACCACCGAAGTCCTCATACACCCGTGTGTGGAGCAGCTCCAAAAGAGCCTGCCGGGCCGTCACAGGGATCTCGGTGGTGTAGGGGGTGATCTTGCCGCCTTCGCTGGTGTCTGCGCCTGCAATGTGGTACAGATTCAGCTTGACAAGGAACTCCTGCAGCTCGTCATCGGTCATGCCGTTGAAGTTCTCGCACAGCCAGTAGATCTGCGAAAAGTCCTGCAGGTCATTGCAGAAGCCTGACATCACCAGATCGGTGTTGTCAATGTAGGCTTTCAGCCCCACAAGGGTGCTCTGGTGCAGGTCGGAGCCCCACAGCGGAACAATGGGCAGGGCGCTGTAGTTTTCGCCCTCCACGCTTTCCAGCCCGCCGCCGGGTGTGGTGACGGTCACGCTCTTGTATGCCTGCTTCGGCGTTGTCTCTTGCATCACATTGCCGATTTTGCTTTCCGTGTATTCGGTAAAGCCGTCCAGCTCGTACAGGATATAGTGCATATCCGTGTCCGGGTTCAGCCGCCAGAAGCGCACACCCGCCTGCAAAAGGCCTGTCTTTTCATCGTAAAGGGGAGCGAACTCGGTCAACTTGAAAACCACCAGATGGTCGTTGTTCCAAAAACCAAAGCTCTCACCGTGAATTAGGGCGAAATATCCGGCTTTCTGGATCTGCTCGTCAAAGTTCTGCCCCAGCCTGTCCTTGTCCACGCCATCGTCCGCAAAAACCACGCCGTTGCCGAGGGAGTAGGTCGCCCGCTGCTTGTTGAGCCGACGGAAAAGATTGCTCTTGACCATATCGGGGTGTAGGATGTCCTGCTTGGTGTTTTTGGACAGGCGTTTCAGCATCAAAGCGTAAGCCTGCGCGAAGCGTTCTGCCCCCGGGTTTTTCTGTGCATCGTACAGGTCGGCGTCCAGCGCCATCTTGTACGGTCCGGAACTGCAGTGCTGCTGCACAAAGCGCCGGATGAAATCAGGCTGTTCCCCGGCGGCTTGCGCCTGTTGGAAGGTCTGGAAAGTGTATACAGTGCTCAAAATCAATCCCTCAGTTTCACAAGGCGCTTTGTGCGCACAAAGTAGCGGATAGCGTCCATGCAGTGGTCGTTGACCTTCAGCACGGTGTCGTCTTTGTCCGGGTCCCAAGCGTACACGCCGAACTCTTCCAGCGTGTGCTTGCAGTCTTTGCAGATCTTCAACCGCCCGGTCTGCAGCATGGTCTGCACGTCCAGAATGCCGCTCAGAACGTCGTTGTTTGCGGGGGTCTGGGTAAAGCCATTCTTGCGCAGCTCTGTAATCAGGGGCAGTGCAGAGGGGTCAACGATGATCCTTTCCGGCTTGAGACCATCCAGCCACGCCTTGAGGTCTGCAACATACTCTCCCACGGTCTTTTGCCGCTTCTGTTCCCGCCCGCTGTAGTAATACTCCCGCGTGACGATCCAGCAGTCTGCATCTGCCTGTTTCTGGATCAGCAGAAAAACCGTTGCGTTCTGGGTACCAAAGTCGCACGCAACATAGCTGCTCTTTGGCGAAAGCGCCGGCAGCACATCAACAACGTGCTTCTTGCGGTCGAACATGTCATATACAAGGCCCTCCGCCACGGTCCACAGGCCCAGAATGAAGCGCTGGTAAAAAACGCCGCTGTACTGGCTGCGGTATCTGGCCTTGATGTCCTCGGAAAGCGACAGGTTGTCGTCCATCGTGAAATGGAGATACATCATCTTGCGGGAACGGCACTTGCGCACCCACTCCAGATAAAACCAGTGCTGTGGGCTGCCCGGGTTGCAGTTGAACCAGAACTTTGACCCGGTGACAGAGCAACGGGCTGTGGCCTGATTGACGAAGCTCTGCGGCATCAGGGCCACCTCGTCGAAGAACACGCCCGCAAGGGTGATGCCCTGGATCAGATCCTGGCTGCTCTCGTCCTTGCCGCCGAAAAAGTAAAACTCGTTGGTTCTGCCACCCTTGCTGACGGTCATGCAGTTTTCTGCCCGGTGCTCCTTGACTCTGTAGCCACGGGCTGCAAGCTGCTGCTTGAGCGTGCCCATCACGTTGCGCCGGAAGCTGGCGATGGTCTTGCCACACATGGCAAACTGCTGGCCGCTGTAGCAGGTCATAGCCCACTGTACGAACGAAAAGCTCATGGCAAAGGTCTTGCCCGAGCGGATAGCGCCATCAGCAATGATGCCGTTGTAGCCGCTGTATGCGCTCTGCGGTGTCCACCAGCAAAGAACCATCTTTTGCCGCTGGCTGAGGGCTTTCCAGCGAAAACCGTTACTTTTCCGCATGGCCATCCTCTTCCTCTGGCAGCATCTCCACGTCGTCCGGTGGGCTGATGTCTGCGGCGGCGCTCAGGGCCTCAAGCAGGCCATCGTCCGGGGCTTCTATGCCGCTCTGGTCTCCCAGCATAGCAAACTTGTCCACGATGGTACCAAACGCCGTGGACAGCTGCGGCAACGTCGCTTCTGCGATCTTGTCCGGGTCTGCCATCGCCTGAAGGTACAGCCCGAGAAGACCCTGTGCTTCCTCGCGCTTGCTGCTTAAGTAGGAAAGCATATCCTGCGTGTTCTGCTCTTTTTTTAAGGCGCACAAATCCGCGCACTTGGGATTATCTTTCACGATTTTCCGCACAGTGCTTTCTGCCACGTCGTTCAGCTTTGCGGTTCTGGTGTAGCTCTGCAGCTGCACATAGTCAGCAATGATCTTCTTTTTTTGTCTGTCTGTCAGCCGCTTTGCACTCACCGCCACCACCTCTCTAAACCCATGCAAAAGAAAAACCGTCCGGAAATCCGAACGGTCAGAATATCGAATGTGCCGCCAGCTGGATTTGAACCAGCACCCACGGAATGGATGTGCGCAGTGGTTGGCTGTGCAGTGATGTTCCCGTGGTGTCCCCAACGTTGTCCCGCCTTAAATGGGCGGCGCTCTGCCAATTGAGCTATGACGGCATATAAGCAGCACCCGTGCATTCAGTGCATTGGACAGGCGTCAAACGGTGGGCGCTGCTGCATCCGGAACTTTCGCGGCCAGATGCCCCGCTACGCTTTGCACGGCCGTCCCCCGACTGTACATTGCATGGCATTCCCGGCAGGGTCCGAGCCTGCAGCCTTTGGTTTTGGAGACCAACGCTCTACCGATTGAGCTACGGGAATATAAAAAGCCGCCCTTGGAATCGAACCAGCCGTGTCTACACACACGCGCCGCGCTCCAAACTGCGCTCAGGCGGCCATATAAAAACAGCTCCGGTTCGCCGCCGGGGCTGTTGGCTGGCGCACATCCTGTCAGGAAAGCTACACCTTGGCAAGGATTCTAAGGCCTTTTCTTGGCACGGGAGGTTGCACGTGCGGCCTTGCGGGTTGTCTAGTCCATGCGCCATATGGAGCGATACGGCGGAATCGAACCGCCTCCTGTCTCTCATGAGCGGCAGGCTGCCTTTGTGTCAGTGTATCGCATAGAAGCAGCCTCCGAAACGTGAAGGAGAGCAAAAACCGGAAAGCTTGAAAGGAGGAAGAGGAAAATACCAAGAAGGGACACGTTTCGGAGGCTGCGTGGCAAGCGTCTCACCGCTTTCGGCGGTTCCGCTTATACCAATTTTACCACACCTCACATGTAACAACAATAACGACAACATGTAAGAAAATTACATAAATTGATGCCAAATCTGCGCAAGCTGCTTGCATCCATCCCGCACATACAAAGAAACGCGGTTTTCGTTTGGCAGACCAAGACTGCGGGCCACAACGACCTGCTTTTGGTTCTGGACATAGTAGCCATACAAGCATGCCTGCATCATGTCGCTGCTTTTGGTGCCTGCAATGTACTTGATTCGGCGCTTTGCTTCCATCCGCAAAACTTCGAGCTCGGCTTGCAGCTCTTGCATCTTGCGCTCGTTTTCGTCTGTTTCTTCGGCACAAAGCCCGATTTTGTCTCCGTGCCCGGATCCGCCGGGCATTCCGGTCATGCTGGCGGTGCACTTCGTGGCCTTGTCATGCGCCTGACGGATGTCCAGCTGGATACGGTCAATTCGGTCGTCCATGGTCCGAAGCTGCTTAAACCACGCCTTGACGGTGTGGTAGTCCGCGCCGCTGTCTGGCTTCGGCGTGTCGGTGTCAGGCGTCCACGACTGAATGCGGTCAATCATCGTCATACGGCACATCCTCCATTCTTGATCCGCACATCGGACAAAACGGCGTTTTGAGGCCACACGGATTAACCTCTCCGCATTCCGGGTTCGTACAGCGTGTTGCAGGTACGCACCACGAGCCACTCTTACCAGCGCTGCTCACACAGGAGCCAGGAATTTCTTCCCAGTGTGCCACAAGCCGCAGCGTCTTCGGGTCGATGGTGGGCAGATTGCCCAGATCGGACAGCTCGTCGCTGATGCTCTCGCAATACAGGATGTCCGCAGTCTTCCCCTTGGCCTCTTCTTCGGCCAGGTCTTTTTTCAGATCAGCTTCCAGCTCACCGACATCGGCCAAACGTACAGTTTTTTCTTTCTTATCCATTTTCGTCCTCCATTTCTTCAATCTCAATTTCCACTCTCGGGTTCTTCCGGTCAAGATCTACCCGGCTGCCATCGTGGGCGGCAACGATTTTGCTGTTGTCGTCCTCCAGTACGTGGGCTTTCACCAGAATGTCTGTGGTCGCCTCGATGAGGTTTGCCAGATCGACCCGGCGGGCGGTCTTCATGTAGTACACGCACCTCACGTTCACGCGGGCAGAGATGGGGCTGTGCGGCCTTTTGATTTGCCGCAGGCGGTCCGTCTCATAATCCACATAGGCTTTGCTAGGGGCCACAAAGCGCCCGCCTGAGCGGCTTTTGAGGATGCGGGCGGAATTTTTCTTGGTGCGGGGGTCGCCGTAGAGGGTCAGATGCATGATGACGCCTCAGCTTTATCAAATTTTGCATATTCTACGGAACTATTCATTTTTTCGTCATCCCTTCCATTGCCAGCTGCTCGCACTGCTTTTCAGCTTCCCTGCGCTGCTGGTCATACTCAAACAGCATATCTGCGTACTCATTGCCCACCCGGCGGATGGCCGTTTCCAGCATCTCCGTCACAAGGTCGTGGTACTTGTCCGCGCCCTTGCGGCTGTTCCTAGCAGCTTCCCGGGCTTCCCACAGGTCGGTGAGCTTGTCCCGCCTGTCGGCGGTGATCTCGCCATAGCCGTAGGCATCCTGGATCTGCTCCATGCTTTCCCAGCCTTCCAGCTCAGCAAAGGGGTCAGCTTCAGCCTTTGCCATGCTGCGGGCTTTGGTCTTTTTCTTGACGTACCGGGTCAGACCGTCCTGTATCACAGCGCGGGCATCGTCCATCGCCTTGCGGACAGTCTTGACCTCGCGCTCTTTTTTGAGCTGGTCCGGCTGACTGGCCCACTCGGCCATCAGTTCAGATTTCGTTTTCGGTTTCATGTTCTTCCTCCGTTCTCACAGTTTCCCGAATGCGCAGTCTGGCAAGCTCAGCTTTCGCATACCACAGCTGCCAGTTGCCAAACCATCCCTTGTGGAGCAGTTTCCCGCCGTAATAAACAAGTTCCTGCCCCATCAGGTGGTCGAGAGAGACGATGTAAGCGACGGGCTTGTACTTCTTGCTCATCTGCTTGCCTCCTAAAATAAGCTTGTCTGTTCCGCCACCGGCATGATGTACTCCGCCCACGGCCTGCGCAGCGGTCCACGACACCAGAGCATTTTTTCCTCGTTCTCGGTCATGCGCTTTGCAAGCTGGGCGGCTTCCTCCGGGGTATAGAACAACCTGCGTCCGATGTCGCTCAGTGGGTAGGAAAACGGTGTCAGGTACTTGCCCGCATTCTTTCCCGTCAGCCTGATCTCGGTGTAGCCGCCCTGAAAATATCCGGTCACACGGGCTTCTCGCACCACATATTCCATCAGCGGTCCCGCGCGGGCCTTTTCGTAGTACAGGTGTTCCAGCACATGCCACATTGGCGTGCCGATGGGAGGCTTATGGGTTCTCACCGTTTTCTTCCTCCCATCCATCCTTCTTTGTCGAAATCGTTGCGGCTGATCCGCTCTGCCGCGTGGTTCCCGTTGGTGTAGATGCGCTGCGCTTTCAGCTGACGCTTGTACTCAGCATACTTCGGGCAACTGTCGTGACAGATCGGGTGCCGGTCGGGGCAGTTTTTGCAAGGTTCAAGTTTTACCATCGGTCTGCACCCCGCTGTCACCATTGAGCATGTAACCAATGCGGGTCAGTATGGTATCCAGCACCTGAACCGTTTGCTCTGCCCTGATTGCGTACGAGTACCCCCAATTTCCGCTCCCGGCCAGCCCGTCTTTCCAGTCGGTCAGGTACTTTTTCATAGATTTCGCGTCAATCACAGGCACTGCCGGTTCGTCTTCCAGCACATCCATCGCGTCCATAATCTGACACGCGCGGCATCTTACGCCGTTGTAATGTTCGCAGCCACAGCAATATGCCGCTTTGATGTTTGCGATGGCTTTTTCACGGTCGATAAATTCGCTCATTTTGTAATCTCCTCCGGCGGCAGCGGCATCCAGCCTACCACGGGGCGGTCTATCTTGTTGTTGTAAACGTCGTCCGGGTTGAAATGGCGGTATTCCCACCAGCCTTTCGGGATTTTGTAGTCGTCCCGCTCCTCGTCGTATGTCCCCCAATCGGGAAGATCTTCCCAATACCATACGCTATCTTGTAAAAAAACGCTCCCGTCTTCATAGTGCGCTGTCGTAATACTGTATCCGTCAATATCGTTGCGGTACAAAATCAGCACTTCGGTTTCGACCTTGGGCGGGTCCGTTTCAGGGTTGCGCCATGTCGGCTGCAGTGTTTCCGGGTCAATGGTGGGAGCGTCGTCCACGCTGTTCAGGGCATCCTTATAGCAGCATTCTTCAATAGTGAACGGATTGCTGGCACGAAGGTTCATTTCGATGCGCTTGTGCAAAGCGTTCGCGTCAATCAGTCTAACTTCATCCATCGTCCCATCCTCCCTCACTTCACAGACGGGTTTACACGTTCCACCAGCTCACAGCCGGGCACTGCCGTGCCGGTCTTGAGCAGGGCCGCAATGGCCGTCTTGTTGGGTGCGCGGGTGGTCATCTCGGTCATGTACTCAGCAGGAACAGCGGCTTCATCCAGCACGCTGACCGCCTTGCTGCGGCGAAAGCTCACCGCGCACCGGTCGCTGCTGAAGTTCTGCCCACCCAGAGCATCGGTCAGATAGTGCTTGAGACTGTCGATCTTGCGCTTTGCGGCTGCCTTGCGGTCAGCAAAAGCCTTTTCCTGCGCTTCAAAGGCCGCAACATCGGCTTCGAGATTCTTTACCCAGCAGGCGATGTTGTCCACCTTCTCGGCCTTTGCCATGTTCAGCTCTTCAAGCCGGTCGATGTCCATAACCTCGCCGGTCTCCTGATCGATGCAGTCAAAAATCTGCGAGTTGATCTCATACAGGTTCATAGTGCTTTTTACCTCCATGCGTTCAGAGCACGATAAACGGCCATGAACGGCGTTTTGCGTTTTGTAGTATAACTTTGCCGGTTTACCCTAAAACCATGCTCAGAGGGCTGCGTATGCCGGTCTGAGCGCGTATGTACCGGCTATTGTTTTTTTAATGGCCTTCGCCGGGCTGCGTCTGCCAGAAAATTCTTTGCATTTTCGGCTTCCTCTGCCGGGCGGCTTGCCATGAACGCCCGGTTGCGCGGGGCATTCGCCTTTTTTGCTTCATCCCTATCACGGGATATCCACCCGGATGCTGCTGCCTTCCAGTTCTTCATGGGATTCCGGCCCACCTTCCAGCCGTTGGATTCGTAATAGGCATGGAACCGAATAGCCTGCGCTTCTGTGCCACCCTTCTCCGCAAAGTAACTTTTCACCGTTTCAACATCCGGCGGTGAAAACCTGCTTTTGGGGGTAGGGGGCAGCGCTTCAGCGCTATTACTATCAGATACTTTAGTATCTGAGTAATTATTAGTTTTTAATTTTAGGGGGCTATTGGTTTCGTTTGGTTTCTCAGAAAAACCAATTGGTTCCGTTTGGTTATCGTCAAAAACCTTTTGGTTTCCGTCGGTTTTCTTTGGCCTGCCGCCCTTTCGGCCTGCTTCTCGGTGTGCAGTAATAGCACGTCTGTACGTCTCAATATTCCCGTCAAGCGCTTCCCTCTGAGATTCAAACGCCACCTGTTCGATAGGTTCAAGGCCTTCCGGTTCACTCCCGGTTTCCACATAGTCCCGCATTGCATTCACAACATGCCGGAATGCCGCATCATCAAGAATGTCAAGAAGTTTGAACGATGTGAACAGGATCAACAAGCCTTTTGGGCGAGCCATTTCGATATCGTCCACCACTAACCACCTCCTTCCCGTTTTTGAAAACCAAACGCTTTTCGTAAAAACCATTTGGTTTTCTTTGGTTTTTACAGGTCGATGATCTTAACCTCTACGCCGTAGCCGATGACGTTCCGGCACTGCTGTTTGATGCGGGGGATCGCAACAGCGCTGCTTTTGAGGAACTTCTTCGTGCTTGGGGTGCAGGCCAGATACAGCGTAACGCCGTCCAGACTGGCCTTGGTTCCGCGCAGGTTGTCCGCAATGAACTTGTCACCGTAGACCTCAACACGGCGAATAACCTCTCCCCAGTTCGCAAAATCCTTGCCCGGATACTTCGTAGGGGTGGTTTCCTGTTCAGCCTGCTGGCTGTTCTTGCTCTTGAGGTCGTTCAGGGCATCCAGCATTGCCGTCATGCAGGAACTGCACGCCTTGATCTCGTTCTGAAGCTCAACAAGGGCACTGTTCAAGCCCACCAGCTGGTCAATGGCCTTCTTCATGTCCTCGTTCTGCTGGTACAGGCGGCTGTCGATAGATTTCAGCAGGATGTAAACCCGGCTATCATCCGGGGTATCATTCGGTACATCCTCAAGCATGAAGTCGTATGCACCGTTGCGGATATTGACAACTTCCGACACGGAACGACCGATAATGGCTGCGACCTCTGCATCTGACAGGCCCTTACTAAGAAGAAGCTTTGCATTGCGCACCTCTTCCGGCATAATATTTCTTTTTGCTCGCATTTTTCTCTCCCTCATTTTTGCCGCTCAGAACGGCAAATCTTCATCATCGTTGATAACGGCAAAATCGTCCGTGCCGGTCTCAGCCGTCTGCTGGGCGCTCTGAGCGTTTCTAGCTTCGCGGGCATAACTTTCCGTCTGTTCATCAAAACCCCGTGTAGACGTGTTGTCAGGGGCTTTCGAGCCGCAAAAGCTGACCTCACGCACCTGAATCTCATAGGCAGTGCGGTTGTTGCCCTGCTTGTCCTGATATTTCCGGGTCTGCAAGCTGCCATTGACGGCGATCATGCTGCCCTTGTCGAAATACTGGGAGATGAACTGCGCCGTCTTGCCCCACGCCACACAGGGGATAAAATCCGTCTCACGCTGCCCGTTTGCAGAGTAGCTGCGTTCGCAAGCGATGTCAAAGGAGCAGACCTCCTTGCCGCTTGTGGTGGTGCGGAGTTCTGGGGTGTGGGTCAGGCGGCCCATAATTGCAATCGTGTTCAGCATAGATCAGCCCTCCTTCGGCTGCTTCTGGGCACACGTCCAGCACAGGATGCGCCCAAACTTCTTCTTGGTGCTGGCGGCGGTCTCTGCCGGTTCCACGGTGCGGCCCTTATAGGTCACCGGCTGAAGTGGTTTGCCGCAGCAGGCGCAGATAAAGGGCTGTTCCTGTACAGGCTGCGATTTCGGGGCAGGAGCATTACGCTTCGGAGCAGGAGCTTCACGCTTCGGAGCAGGCTGCTTCTGCGGCTTGTTCACACCTGCGGGGTTTCGACCTTCTGCCGCATGATACTCGTCCGTGTCGGCATCCTTGGTATCGTCGATGCAGAACAGGCCGTTCAGGGCATACTTGCGGGCGTAGCTGCTGGATGTTCCCGTCACCTGTGCAGCGTCCATCTTGGTTTTTTGCTCCGGCTCTCTTGCGTATGCCTTCACGGAAATGCAGCCACCATCCAGAGATTCCAATTTTGCAGTGGCTTCGATGTAGTGCCACCCCTCAAGAACCTTCGGTTCATCGGAGAGCGTAAGCAGCAGGTCATGAGCCTTGAGAATAGGCTTCACTGCTTCCAAAATGTCCTCACAGGAACGATATCTGTACCCGCCGAAGGTGTTCATCTGCCCTTTAGGGGCCTTGAGTTCGCTCTGCACAGCGGCCAGAGCGGCGTAAATGCTTGTGCTTTCCATTACTCTTCATCCTCCTGATCTTCGGTCTGTTCTGTCCCTCGCGGCAGGAAATAGTAATCATCCGGCGGCTCAAGTGCCGGGCCGTAGCCGTCAAGGGAAAGGTCGTACATCGGATTCATACTGCCACCTCAGGTGCCGGGTCAATGGCGGCAGGGGAGATGTCCGGTGCGGGAATCAACTTTCCAGCGGTCAAACGCTGCGGAGCAGGGGAGTGCTGCGTTTCGCTTGCAGGCTTCCCGAACTTGACCTCGGCACCCAGATCTTCGACCTCGACCGTGACGCGCAGGCGGTACAGGCTTCCTGCTTGACCGAGGGTAGAATAGACATCGTTCATCAGCTTGTCGATGACTTCCGGGACATAGTTCCCGCCCACAAACCTGCCGTCACTGGAAAAGCGGCCCTGAATCTCAACATAATTTTTTTCCATCTTGTAAAACCTCCGAAAATGTGTTATCTTCGGGTTGATGTGACCTGTAAAATCCATCAACCCTTGCAGCCTGTCGGTGTTGGCGCACCAGCTGGCTGCTTTTTCTTTTGTGCGGCCAAAATCTCTTTGATGCGGCCTTTACCGTAGGTTCCGGCGCTTGCCGTGAAACGCTCGTTGTCGTCCACAAGGCCCTGATGGATTGCCCCGGCCCGCTCTTCCTGCTGGCGGATAAGTTGCTCTGTGCGCTCCCGGTAGCTCGCTTCGAGAGCTTTCACCCTGATATGTACAGCGCGGCACTCAGGGCACCGCTCCGCGCGGCGGCCCACATTGCGCATCACCTTCCCACAGTCAACACAGACGCGGGTGTAGATCTTGAAGTCGCTCATGCCCCGCGCTCCTGATCCTGCGGATACTCCGGGTTGCGGGCGTGGGTGCGGCTGATCTTGCCGTACTTGCGCCGCTTTGCGGCTCTCTCCCTGTCCTCTGCGGCAAAGCCCAGACGAGCCAGCAGAACAGCGGCCAAAATCAGCACCAGCGACACCGCAAACAGCGTGCCGGAGATGTATCCGGTGGTCTGCGCGGTGCCCTCTGCGCCCATAGCTGCACCCATTCCAATGCCGCCAAAAATGACAGCCAGCCAGTAGTAGGTAGTAGATTTGAGTTTCATTCTCTCGGATCCTCCTTTGTGTAAACTTTTTCGAGCTTGTAAAAGTCCTTCACCCACGCCATAAATCCGGCGCGTGAGATCAGCGGAGCGGCGCTCTTGGTGCCAATAGACGGCACCGCCCATGCCGGGAAGCTGCCGGCCTGAATCATACCGGTAAAGATCGGCTCGCTCACCGAAATGTTGTTGTCACGCATGATCTGGCAGCACTCTGCAATTCCCATGCTCTTCTTCACTGCCGCACCCCTCCTTTTTTCCTCTCAGCTGCCGTTTCAGCTGGATGTGCTCCAACCGCTCCGGCTGCCTTGCCCAGCGTGGCAGCAGTCGGCCTTGTCCTCATGGTAGGTCTTGCCCACCTCGTACTGCTTGTCACGGCACTGCATATTTTTGTCCATGGCCTTATATGCGATGATCTTCTCACTCATGCTCATAACCTTCCTTATTTGTGTGTTTCTTCTGTGCAGGCATGGTCCGCGCCTCGCTTCTTAGAGCTGCCAAAGCTGCCGATGAGCCAGAGCGCGATCCACGCCGCCGTTCCGACGGCCCAGGTGAACGTCCAGTGCATCAATGCGCAGATGGCCCACACGGCGGCGCAGGTAACGCCCCACGAGATGCCCAGAAGGACGGCAAACGCGATGATGATCGCCAGTGCTTCACCCATTGTTCCGCGCCTCCTTTGCGGCTCTCTCAGCTGCCTGTGCCGCTGATTCCGCTCACCACTTGCCAGCCTGGGCGGTCTTGCGGGGGTCTGCCGAGGCTTCGTCCTCTTCCAGCAGCTGCTTCAAATCCTCCTGCATCCAGTGGTAAATGCTGGCCTTCTCCGAAGCGTTTTCCTCTTCTTTGGTAGGCGTCTTGCCGAGCATAGTGCGAAATGCACCGCCAGCGACATTAACCATAGCCTGCTGCTCCAGCACGTTGTACTTGCCAATCAGCTGGCAAACCTTATCCCTCATCGTGGTTTTCATAAAAATCCTCCTTGCATCAATGACACATAACAATGTTGGACGAATGAACCAGATAGGTCACACCGTCAATCACAACCTGAAGCTGGTCGCCTTCATAGTCGCGCCAGCTTTCGATATTGCCCTCGACAATCGTTCCGTCGGGCATTTTCAGCTGTGCCCAGCTGTATTCATAAGTCAAATCGATGACCTGCTTATTGCATCCGGCCATCAGCAAAGCGCTTGCCAATACGGACGCTACGCCAACAATAGCTTTTTTCATGCTTGCTCCTCCTTTGCGGTTCAGCGTCATGTTACACACCCCTTTCAAATGTCTGGTCGATGGCCTGCATGATGCTTGCAAGGCTTGCCAGCGTGCTGTATTTCTGCTTGTAGGTCTGAGCATCCCGCCGGGCATCTGCCATCATCTGATTGCAAAGGTCTGGCTTTTGCAAAACCTCTTCCAGCGGCATATAGCAGCGGCCCTCATTCTCTTCCTCGGTAGTCTGTTCCGGCTCTTCATCCACTTCCCGGATGCAATCAGCGGCTTTCAGCGGAAGGGAAGAAACTACCTTGACATTGACGTATGCCCGCACCGGCGGGCGCTCCTCGCGGATAATGCGCACCGCGCCGACCATCTGGCGGGCCTGCCCCTGCCGGTACTTCTCGGCGGCAACATCGTCCCGCCACTCGAAGTCCTCATGCAGCACCGATTCCTCCGGCCTTGCGCTGTCCACCACCGCCGCCGGGGTCAGTTTGCCGTCCCGCCTGCGGATCTCTTCAAACGCTTCATGCGCCTGTTCTGCGGTTGCGTGGTAAAACGATGCGGTGCGCTCATTTTTCCACGCATAGCCTTTAATGCTTTTCATATGTAACCTCCTGTTTTTGATTTTGGCATTCCATGCCAGCCGAAGCACGACAAAACCCAACTCACCTCACCTCGCCAGCCGTACCTCATCATGACTTGCCTCAACACACGTCACCAAACCAGCCACTCCATAAGTACCTTGCCACAGCTCGCGGAACCTGACCGTGCCAAACCAGCCTAACCTTACCTCATCTCGTCCAACAAGAACGCACCGTACCTTGCCAGCCGAAACATACCTAACCGGAGCCTTCCTCACTCCGCCGCTCCTAACCATGCCTGCCGTGCCTAGCCACACAACGCCGTAGCTCGCCTAACCGGCCCTGCCGAAGCTTAACATGCCAATGCCCGCCTTGGCTCACCTAGCCAGCCAGATCAATCAAAGTTCTTGTTGACGTGGAACTTGCCGCAGCTGCCGCCCTTTTCAATGCGCCACTCGCCCAAGCCGCACATATCGCCGCCCAGCTCGATCATGTTTAGGATGCTGTCCAGGTCGATCATGCCGCTGCCGCTGTTGTACTCAATGCGCAGATCTGTGTACCAGTTGTAAAACTTCGGGCGGTAGCGCAGGTCAGAGGTACCCATGCCGATTTTCACCTCGTCCTCTGCCATCTCAAACTTGGGCTTGCTTTCATCGAAGGTCTTGATCTCGATAAACTCCGGGTTGTCGGTGCCAAAAACGTGGAACAGACCGTTGCCGGTGACTTTGTTCTTCATTGCGCCAATGCGGTATGCTGCGGAAATGGCAGCAGCCTTGACGGCACAGGCCGGGAAGCCAAAGCGAGCCGTCTTGCCGTACTGGTGCAGTAAATCTTCCGTCCAGTCGCTGTAATCAATGTCCGGCTTGCCATCCAGCCAGTAGAGCGCCTCGGCGCACTCGCCCGCCGGGTTCTTGGCAACCTTGTCCTTCTTCAAGAGCTTTTTGCCCTGCTGCGCCTGCAGCATTTCCTTCTTGGCCTTCTCGCTCCATGCATGCACCAGCAGGGGGCTGTCGCCCACAATGCGGATAGTGTACTCAGCCTTGATGATGGGCTTGACGCAGATAAACGTGGTCTCGTTGGTAGTAGCTTTTTTCATCTTTGTAACCTCCAAAATATATTGTTTACGCCACCCCGTCCTGGTTGTGCCGGCGGGCGGCAAGCTCCATCTGCTCCACACTCTGCTTGCGCTCCACGCTGGGCAGCATTCCCACGGCCTTGAGCTGCTCATAAATGAACCGCTGGCCCGCTTCCGTCCATACGGTGGTGTTCTTGGTGTCCCACTCGCCGGTGCTCTTGTGCTGGAACGGCGTGGATTTGCGGTTTTTGGTGTAACCCTTGCCGCAATACTTGGCGTATAGCACCCACTGGCCGTCGCTGGTCTTGTACTGGATCTTCAAGCCGTGAAGGATGCTGTTGAGTTTCTCAGCGCTCAGGCCGTAATCCTTGGCAAGGGTGGTAGTGGTGCGGCAGTTCTTGCCCACGCACACTGCCCGGGCATACTCTGCATCCGGCTTCAGGTCGCTGTTCTCAGCCAAAAGCTGTTTGTTTACGGCCTTGAGCTGGTCGTTCTGCTTCTGGGCGATAAGCACCGCCCGGCGCATGACCGCTTCCGGGCTGTTCCACTGCGCCTCCACGGCCAAGAAATACTGCCGGGCCTGCTTTCCTCGTTCGTTTCGCTGGATCATGCACAGCTCTTTGGCCATCGGGATGGTGAGCTGGTGGTCATCGAGTGTTCGGCTGACTTTGCGTCCGCCCTCGTCCTGAACCCGCTCAATTTTGAGCGAGTTGAAATCCTCACCCTCGGTGAAGCCATACTCCACCATGCGGGGAAACCAGTCCTTATAGGCCGTCTTGACCTGCAAAAACTCGTGCAGCTCCCGGCCGCTCACCGTGGGGCGCTCCGGGTTGTCGTAGCTAATGGGGATGAGATTGTTTAATTCGCTCATGCCGTTTTGTCCTCCTTTTCCTTGATGATCTCGCTGACGGCAGTTTCCATCTTTTCCCGAATGCCGGGAGGGTTGCGCTTGCTGTTCAAAATCAGTGAACAGTAGCTTCTCGAAAATCCAAGATGCTTTGCTACGTCGTCTACTGTAATCTGGTTGTTGTGCATCCGGCCTACTAAACGGCCTGTCCATTTTTCAGGCACTTTCACACCTCCTTTAAAACGTAAGTTGAAACAAAATTGACAACGGCGCACCGATTTGCTATACTGTTCAAGGCTCCTAGTTAAACTGATTCAAAAGGCAGGTGATTTCGATGACCAAACTTTTGAGCCAGCCAGTTCCAGACACGAGCATGTGCGTGAAGCGCTAGGGCTTACAAGGCGGTGCCGACCCGCCAAAGGAAGCGGCGTACCCATAGCCCTGCAAGTTGTTTTTGCAGCCCCGGCGTTACTTTTACGCCGCGCATGGCGCAAAAGACGTGCAAACGCGCATGTTTGCATTACCGCCGGGGTGCAAGTGCGTTCTGGTGACAAATCGGTGAAAAGTCTGTCTGTGAAACAACCGCAGGCAGATTTTTTCTTGTCGCCGTGTCAAATACCAGTTGAAAAAGTTTACAAAGTGTGTTACTATGTAGTTGCAGAATACAAGTAAAAACAGCTTAGGCGGGTTCACGCCGGGGCTTTGTGTTTTGTTAACTATTTCAACTGACAAGAGCATTATACAGCTAGCGAAGTTAGTTGTCAACATTTTTTACTAACTTTGCTAGCTTTCGTGGATATGCACAGAAACGGAGTGCTGTTATGAGCATTTTTTACGAAAACTATTTGAAGCTGTGTGCTGCTCGACAAGAATCTCCAACTGCCGTGTCGAAAAAAATAGGCCTTTCCAATGCGGCAGCAACTGGATGGAAAAAAGGAAAGAAGCCCTCAGAAGTGACGTTAGAAAAGTTAGCTGTCTATTTTGGCGTTGCACGGGAGGACTTGACCGGCGAAGAGCAAAAAGAAAAGCCCGCCCCCAGTGAAGGGAGTGGGCTGGATGCAAGGTTTGACGCGCTGCTAAGTCAGATGACCGATGCAGACCGTGCAGATCTGCTGGAGTATATGGAATTTAAGGTTGCAAAGAGGAAGGAAAACCCCAATGGCTGAGTTTTTGGACAAAACGAGCCTGGCGCTCCTATTATATATGGAGAAGCACAACAGGAAAATGAACCAGCACGAAGTCTGTCTCATTTCCGGAGAGGATTTCAGTTTCAACGGCCAGAATCGGTACATTCAGAACTTGAAGGGCCGCGGTCTGATTGATGAGCGTCGCAAAGAGTACATTCCTGACGGGGTGGGTGGTTTTCTTCCCAGCGAGTACATTTATTCTCTTCCGCTAGTTGGAGAAGCCTATCTTCAAGAACTTCGAGCAGATCGGGAGAATCAAATACTTCAGGCCGCATTGGATTTGCTGGTGACCATCTTCGGTCAGAAATTTTAAGGGCATCACAAACGCGGTCAAATGCTTCGTGCAGCTCTTTCGTGGTCTTGCCCTTTCCGCATCCGTAGTTGAAGCAGTAACACCCGATTTCAAGAGAGCACCGGTGGTCGCAATTTGCGCACTCTTCGCTTTTGATTCCGGGCAGGCCGGACGCTTCCGTTGCCAGAAGAGCAAAAATTCTGGTTTTGTACCGACCCAGTTCAATTTCGTACTTATCCACAGATTTACTCCTTTCTGCTGTTGAGCAGGCTTTCCGCATAGGAAAGCACCTCTTGTTTTTCCTGTGCCGACAGAGAAGAAAATAAAGCTTTGAGACGGCACTTTTCTTCCATTGTATCACATTTTGCAAATTTTGTGCTATTTTCTTGCACTTTATTTTCCCCCTTTGGCGTTTTCCTTGATAATTTAGCTTTTCGGCAGCTGATTGGCTGCCTATTTTTGTTTATGTGAGGTGCTTATTATGGCAAATGCCTGTCCTGTCTGCGGCGGCAAGTTGGGTCTGCTGAACCGTGAGAAAAGCGCTGACAGCTTGATTTGCGCCAGCTGCAGCAACTTTTTCTTTTCAAAATTGGGTATCCGGGCAGCAAAGCAACCGACAGCCGCCCTTGCTGATTACTGGGCTACACTGGAACAGCGTCGGAAGGTGTTCAAAGAAACCGATTCCATCTATGATGGAGACGCTCTCTTTGTGTCGATTGACAAACCCAACCGGCTGTTTTGCATTGGACACCGCAGTGGTGATAAAGGCCCTCGCATGATTTACAGCTTTGATGAAGTCGCTGGGTATGATTCTGATACTCCTGACGATCTGACGGTGACAGAGACAAAGGGCGGTATCGGCCGTGCCGTGATCGGTGCAGCCGTTGCCGGGCCTGTGGGTGCGATCGTGGGCGCTACCACCGCTAAAACAGAGACCCGCAATGGTCGCAGTAAAGAGAGCGTGTCTATCCACTTTGCGCTTCCACTAGGCGAAAGCAACTTGCCGACAACGGTTTATCCCGGCGGAATGACTGCGTTTCTCAAGAGTTGCAAAGGCTCTCCAGAACAGCCGCAGGGCACTGCTCCGGCTGCCCCCTGCTCCGCCGATGAACTTTTGAAGTTTAAGCAGCTACTGGATATGGGGGCCATCACGGAAGCGGAGTACAACGCAAAGAAATCTCAGTTGCTTGGCCTGTAAACCTGTTCACAACCATATTATAAAACCGCTGGTTGTTGACGTCAATCCCCATTCGAGCACTGTTTTCGGTGGAAAAATCCACTAAAAATGTGGATTTTCGCTGACATTTCAGCTTATTCGCGGAAATTGCGCGTTTTGCACGAGCAATGTGCAAAAAATGCACGTTGCTATTCGCGGCTGCAAGGCTGTTGCAAATTTTGCAACAGGTCAGCAGCCAGCGACCCGCCGGGCGTACCGGCTGCGTTACGCAGGGCTTGCACCTCCGGCAGGGCCTTATCTTGAATGTAAGCGCGAGCAAGGCGCTGCTGCTCCGGGGTCATATCCAAATAGCAGGCCAGCAGGGCACGGGCATGGGTGCGAAAGTGTGACAGCTTTTTCATAACTCATTCCTCCCAGGGTGCAGGGGCGTGGTCGGTGCCGGTCAGGATGCTGGCAGGCATTCCGTCGATGATGGTCATTTCAGCTTCTTTGACGTTTCTTTGCTCAAAATCCATTTTGTTTTCTCCTTTCTTTTGTGCACATCTACGATTTATAATCCAGATTTTACCATGCGCCGTTGGAAAACAAAATACGGATAAAATTTGTCGAATGGCGCAGACTTTTTCTGCGCCATTTTTTGTTAAAAACACACTGGTTTTATGGGGGTGAAAGTATGAGTTATTTTACGGCGAGCCAAATCGGGAAAGCACTTGCAAAAGCACGGGTGTCTGCGGGCTTGAGCCAAGTGGAGATCGCGAGACGCATTGAGAAGGGAGAGCGCACCGTGCAGAGCTGGGAAAAAGGATGCACCAGCCCGGACAGTGACGAGATCATGGACTGGTGCACGGCGTGTGGGGTGTCGCCCATCACGGTGTTCATGGAGATGACCCACCCGGATCTGTACAAAGTGCCGGATGACGGCAAGGCGGACGATGAGCTAAACGCGGAGTTGCGCCGTATCGTGGTAAAACTGCCGCCGCTGACAAAAAGGCTGCTTCTCTTCATACTGAAAGGCAGTCACGGCAGCAGCCCGCCTGCTGTCATATCGGAGATAGCTGCAAATTTGCACTGCCCGCTCAATAACCGGGTCAGCATATGCGGAACAATCATCGACCAATACAACTTTGCCCAGAGCATGGGCCTAGACCCGTGCCCGGACGCTCCACACCCTCCAATTGAAGACCTGAAGATCAACTACAAGGCCGGAAGAGCCGCTGCTGAAAATGGTGCCTTCGGATATATCGGGCAGAAAAAGGAGTAAGCCATGAAATGCGTGAGACCATGCTGCCGGAAGGAGATCCCGGATGGTGCTTCTTTTTGCCCGTGGTGCGGGAAAAAGCAGCCGGAAGCCGCCCCGCAGCAAAGAAAAAAGCGCCGCCGTCCAAAGGGCAGCGGCAGCGTGTATAAACTGAGCGGGACGCGGGCAAGACCGTATGTGGCGCTTACAGCCCAAAGGGACGTTTTGGGCACGTTTGAAACGGCAGGCGAAGCCGTACAAGCATTAGACGCTTACAACGCCCAGAACACCCCCGCAGCGCGTCTGAAGTGCACCTTTGCGGATGCCTATGCCCAATGGAAAGCGCAACCCAAATTTGACAAGCTCAGCACGGACATGCAAAAGGGGTACGAGCTGGCCTATGCAAAGGCTGCGCCGCTATATGACCGACAATTGCGGGACTTGAAAGCGGCAGATTATCAACAGGTCATTGACGCAATGGTGGAAAATGGGCTCTCCCGCAGCTCCTGCGAAAAGCAGCGCACACTTTTCAGCCAGATCTGCGAGTGGGCAATGGCGCAGGACATCATAAACAAAAATTACGCCATGCTGCTGCAGCTCCCGGCGGCTACAGGAAAAGCAGAGCGCACCCTGACCGCTCAAGAGATCGAGCGGATCAGCAGCCGACAGAATGACCCGAAATTTGGGCAGACGGCGCAAATCGCAATGGTGCTGCTTTATACCGGTATGCGCATTGACGAGCTGCTTTCCATGCGCTGCGAGGATGTGCACCTGAAAGAGCGGTACATGCAGGGCGGTGAAAAGACAGAAGCAGGCAAGAACCGCATCATCCCCATCCTTGAGCCCATTTACAAGATCATTGTCTTTTGGATGCTGGACAGCGGGTGTGAATGGCTGATTCCATCCAAGGCCGGCACAAAGCTGGATAAGCGCAACGTGGCTACAAAGTTTCGAGCCTTGATGCATGAGTGCCACATAGAGGGGGTGCATCCGCATACACTGCGCCACACGGCCAGTAGTAAGATGGTGGAGTGCGGTCTGGAAAAGACCGCCGTGCAGGCCATTCTTGGGCACAAAAATTTCTCCACCACGGCAAACAAGTACGTGTCCCACAACGACCCGGCCTATTTGTTGCAGGAAATGCAGAAGATGAAGTACTGATTTGTTAGATTGTTTGTTAGGTTATCACGTTCATTCAGGAGATTTTAAGGCATTTCAAGCAAAAAGAAAAACGCACGAGCGATTTATTTTCATCGTTCGTGCGTTTATTTTTGGAGCTGGTGACAGGAGTTGAACCTGCAACCCACTGATTACAAATCAGTT